AGCATGTTCAATTTTTTCTCTGACAGAGTCCATCGCGTAATATATATAAAAGAAATATTATCTTTATACTAAATGTTATTCATAGGTCCAACTCTCCTGAGTGGAATAGGTCAACACTGTAAAAAATACATGGACCTTTTTCCCGTTGATGAATATACTAAATATTTAGAAATACACGATGAAATACCAGAGTCTGAATATGCATTTATATTCGCACTTCCCGTAAAGTATTGGTTAGACAAAATACCAGAAATTAAAAGAAAAGTAAAACATGTGACGTGTATGACGGTATGCGAAACAGAAACAGTACACGAAGATTACGGTAATCTTTTTGATTTATTTGATAAAATTGCAGTACCAAGTGAATACTGTAGAAAAATTTTTAAAAGACAATTTCCAGATAAACATTTTTTTGTAATACACGCACATATACCTGATAAAAGACCGTATACATTTTACCATATAGGTAATGTACATGATCCTCGTAAAAATTTTAATAAAATATTAGAGTGTTTTTTACGATTAAATAAACCAGACTCTAGATTAATTGTTAAAGCTACATGTAAACAACCCGTTAATATAAACTTACCAAACGTAACTGTTATAAACGACCTGGTATCTGACGAAGTTATGGAAGATATACATAGTAAATCAGATTGTTATGTAAGCTTCTCTTCATCAGAAGGTGTTGGTATGGGTGCAGTAGAATCTGCTATAAGAGACAAACCGGTAATAATAACAGATTATGGTGGGGCAAAAGAATATATAAAAACACCTTATACTATTAAATGTGATTTACAAGAAATACCGAGGGATGATTTTTTATACAAAGAAGGTATGCAGTGGGGAAAACCCAATGTAGACCAACTCATGGAATTCATGGTAGATGCTTACAATAAAAAAATAAGATATATGGATCATACGAAAACCCGAATGCTTACGTGTAAAAACAATGTTTTACAAGAATTCATCGTTAATGTAATTAGTCATGAAGATAATGAGCCCAGTGAGAATAGCGCCAGAAGTGAGTGACCCCTTTTGGGCGATTAACATGGCAACAATTTCATCAACGGGTCCTATATTTGTTGGTTTTTTAAGAATTTCTGGGATAATTTGTGATATAGCGAGGTAAAGTGCCATTGATATTATAACGGGTCTGAGTGTTTCCTGATCTAACATTATTATTATAACAATATATTTATTTTTTATGAATATTATTATGTTTTTTACAATATATTCCACACGTTGATTTAAAAGAACATCGTTTACCACTCATTGTTATAGCCTGGCATGTAATATTCTTATGTCTATTTACTATGTGTTTATCTGGAACAATATCTAAAAAAATTATTTTACTTTTCTCTCGTTTATCATTGTACTTTTTATGAGATTCTCTAAGCTTATGAATACTTCTCACAAATTGTTCACATTTTTCCGGTTGGTTTTTGTATAAACCTCTGGCAATATCTAAGTCATTTTTTTCATACAACATGTTGATTTATTGTTTGGTTTTGATTCCTAACATGTATTACATATTTTGCAACTGAGGTTAAAAAAATACACATAATTACAACATTACACGTAAAATAATACCATATATATTCATATATACCCAAAAATGTTGTTAATAACATGGTAAATATAATATATACTGTGTACACAATAATGCCGTAAATATTATTATTTTGTGTGCTATGTAATGGTAATATACACGCTAAACAGTTAACTATAGATATGATATTATCATATATAAGTGTATAATATATACTGATTATAACAATAAATAAATTCAACCAATATACAATATCCAATTTGAATATTTGGTATTCAGGTTGCGGTTGTTGTTGACTTCCGATAGTGGGTAAAACTTCCAACACACTTGGTCTTTCTTCTTCATAATTTATACCTATAACAGTAGTTCCATCCGGTTGTCTAACTTTATTATAGTACATAAAAGAATAAATTGTTTTTCTTTTATGTATATTAATATTAAATGTAAAGGTAGATGTTACATATGCGATAATCCACTCCAACCCTATGTAAAAAGTAATAATTGGCAGGTAAGAGATTTAGTTAGATTTTATAAAAAAAATATATCACCGTTATTTTGTTACAATAATGTAATTTTTTATAAAGTTTATAAACTAAAAGCTCAAAAACTCTGTTATAGTTGTTTTAAACATGAAAATAAAAAAATCACGTGTGAACAATTCCGCAGACGCGAATGTGGACAGTTTAAGTATTTTAACAAAGTACCTTCTTTATCCGAAAAAGATATCACTAGTTGGTTTCAAAAATTGTGTAAATATGTTAAAAAAAACTATGATAAGGATAGACCTATACCAATTTTTTATGAAGAAGATATTTAAAAAATATATACGTATGTAATAGTATGTGCGACGCAGTATCAGGTCCGAATACAGGAGCAATAATATCTTTAAATGCTATAGGAAAACAAGATACTTACCTTATCGAAAATGATACAGAAAAGTCCTTCTTTAAATATAATTTAAAACAACATTCAAATTTTACAAAGTTTCATAAAAGTACTAAAGTTATAAAACCGGGTGATGCTTCACCTTCATGGCCGTTTAACAAAACGATAAAAGTCACTTTAAATCCAAGAAATATGGGTGATCTTCTATCTAATATGTATATATCATTAGAATTACCAACACTAAAAATTGATAACTCAGGTGCAAATCCAGATTATAACTATACAGATCAGGTCGGAAGACATTTATTTAAATCCATAACAATGCGAGTTGATGAAATGATAGTTGAAAAGTATCACGCAGATTGGGGTATTATTTATGACGAATTATATCTTGATGAATCCGAAAAAAGAACCAAAAGATATACCATAAATAGAAATATCGCAGAAGATACGTCTATATCAAACATTGAGCGATCACGAAATAAATCAAAGGTTTTCGTACCTATACCATTTTTCTTTTCGCGAAAATACGAAAGTGACGAATACGAAACAAATAAACCAAATAGACCTTATTTTCCCTTGTGTGCTATACACAAACAAAAAATAGAATTCGAAATCGAGTTTAACCCACAATCCTTTTTCACGGATTACCCAAGTAATATATCATTAGATTCTTTCGATATAGTTACCGAAGAAATATCAATAGACCCGAGTGAAAAAGTTTACATTAAAAATAATAAATATAATTTTATAACAGATATTGTTAAAAAACACCCTACGTTAGAAATAAACCCGGGTGAAGTTGATAAAAAAATTGAAATAGTTGCAAACATACCCGTTAAAACACTAAATTGGTTTATCAGAAAAGAAAAATTTGAAAACGAGACTATAGCTCGAGAACCGAGTCAAGATAATACAACTATAGATGGTTTATATACTTTTCATAACAGGTATAATATGTCTACGCAAGATACTTATACTATACTAAACGAATTCTTTCACCCGCCCATGCATTCTGCTAAAATACACGTAAACGGAGAAAATGTACCAAATATTCAAGATAGTGATCATAAGTATTTTAAATACACTGTTCCGTTTACAAGTCGTTTATCTAGACCGTTCAGAAATATATACACGTATGCATTCTCGATGAATCCGATTAATGTGGAATCATCGGGAAGCTTGGACTTTACACAGTTACGTTCAAATAGAACTACTTTGGATGTAAAAATGGTTCCTGATCTTACAGATACATATAACCTTCACATGTATTATGTTGGTTATCAAACATTTACTTTTGAAAATGGTTTCATGTCACTTGCTTATTAAATAATTGTTTTTTATGTTCTTTTATGTAGTCAATAATGTTATTTTTTATACACCATCTAATAAAATTTAACTGTGCAACAGTTGTACTAATTTTATTATTTGTACCCGGTATGGTATAATCTATTTTAGAAGATCGACAAAATGGATCAAATAATTTTTTACTATACCCATCTAAACTAGATTTATACGAACAGTGAACACTAAATATTTTACCATCACCCGTTTTATATGATAAATTATTTTTTTTACAATAGTTTGTAATAAACCATTCGAGGTTACGCAATGATATACCACCAGATTTATTTAGTATCTGATTAAGAATATCTCTATTATTTTCATGTTTATAAAAAGTGTCTATAGAATGTAATAATATAGTAGATTTATTCATATTCTATAGACATGCACCTAAAACTTTAAACTATTTTTCATAAATAATCGAATGGATTATCGTCTATTTCTTTTACAGAAATATTCTC